ATGCTTCTAATGATCGAAAAGAAGTATTGAACAAATCTAAAAAAATCTAGCAAAATTTTGAAAATCACAAATTATTGAAATTTATTAAAATTACAAATCTAGGCAAATCTAAGCAAACTATGCAAAATCACCAATCTTGAGTATCATTTTGAGTATGACCCTAAAAATCATAACCGGATACTCAAGATTTCATGTTAAGTGACTCAAAAATTAGAAGTGCAAAACCGAAAGAAAAGCTTTATAGGCTTGGTGATTCCGATGGTTTGTGTGTTGAAATAAAACCTAATGGCAAGAAGTATTGGCGCTATCGTTTTCAATGGCTCAAAAAAACACAAATGATGAGCTTAGGTGAATACCCTATTGTGGGATTAGCTGAAGCCCGTACTAAAAGAGATGAAGCTAAATCTTTAGTTGCAAGCGGTATAAATCCAGTTGAAGAAAAAGAAAACCAAAAAAAGGCTAAATCTGATGAGTATGACAATAGGGTTCTCTTTAAACATGTTGCTGCAGAATATAAAGCAGAAAAATTAAATAATCGTTCAGAAAGGTATCAAGAAGCTTTTCAACGCGCCTTAGATAAAGATATTTTAAAAGTTATTGGTGATAAGGATATTAAAGAAGTCACCTCAGCAGACGTTTTGACTATCATGAAAAAGACGATTGCACGAGTTAAGCGTCAAAAAAACCATGGTACTGGCGAAGTGTCAGCAATTCAAAATCGTACTTTTATTGGCGGCGTAATGCGTTATGCAATCGCCACACTTAGAGCCGACTATGATCCAACCTATGCCGTTAAAAACGTTGTAGAACGTCCCGAAATAGAACATGCCAGACCCATGGAAAAATATGAGGCTGTGCAACTTAGAAATAAATTAAATAGCTATGGTGGATCTACTACAGTTAAAAATGCTGGCCTTGTAATGCTCTACTCTATGCTCAGGACTATCGAGATCCGCCGCATGAAATGGGAATATGTTGATTTTGAAGCTAGAACAATTACATTCCCAAAAGAGATGATGAAAAAGAAACGTATTCATATCGTTCCTATGTCTGACCAAGTTTTTAATATTCTTCAAGAACAGCGCAACATTGTAGGTAATCGTGAATATGTTTTTCCAGCCATCTATCAAGATGGGATGCTCTCCGCTACTACAATGAATAAAATGCTCGATTACATTGGCTTGTCTGATGTCACTGCTCATGACTTTCGTGCCACTGCATCAACCTTGTTAAATGAAAAGGATTACGATGACAAATGGATTGAAAAACAATTAGCGCATGCAGATGGTAATAAAACTAGGGCCACATATAACCATGCCAAATATTTAGAAAGCAGGCGAAAAATGCTACAGGACTGGGCTAATATTGTGGATAGCTGGGCGGTTTAACCGCCTTGCTTCTTCTGAAAATGCCACCAGACTTTTTTATAATAAACTTCGTCACGCAAGAAATTAATTTTTAATTCGTTGCCATTGAGGTCATAAATTTTAGTGACCTCTCCTTTCTTATCTAGATCTGCTAATAGATCTGCAACGCGAGAATATGCATGATAATGAATTTTGATTAACTGTGAAGACATAACAATAATTCAAAGTAATTTTAATAATGATACATCAATCCATCGTTCAAGTAAGTTAAGTGTATTGCGCAAATTTATGCTCATATTTGCTTAATATTGATATTTTTGCGCAAAATTATTCTCAGAAGAAAAAGGCTATTTTAATTACTCTTCTATTTTTTGATACAAAATGCCAATCAAACATAAATGTTATTTTTTCTCTAGTTACTATTTTTCAATAACTTAAATTAATATCGAGAAGTTGGCCAAATACTGCAGCTGCTTTGGCCAACCTTAGGTAGTTGGTACAAAATGTCAATTAACAACACACTGTACGCAAATGCTGACTCTAATATTATTTTTGATCGTATGGGCTGTGCAGCCCGATAATAGAATACACAGCACAGTAATAATCGAAGCAAACTTAGTTCGCTTACTGTGAAAGATTTTCATGCTAGCCGATCCGGTTAGCAATCCAGCCATAGAAAAACTGTTCCTGCTTTGGATTACGCTCACAGATTTCAATGTAGCGTTGCCCTTGCATAATATTGAGCACTCGCACCAGAACCTTCTCACCTTCTTTCCCACGTTTTGACAAGTATGTTTTAAGGGCACCTAGCGTTGCTGAGCCATAAACACCATCAACCTCTAAATCTGCATATCCAGCTTTACCTTGGTTATTAAGCAAGTTCAAAGCTCGTTGTAAAAGAGGTTTTGCAAATCCGGTACCGCAATTCACACCAGTGTCTAGAAGCTCTTCAGCTACTGCAGAAGAAACAGCATTTACTTGGTCAAATCGCGGAGCTGTCCAGTATTGCTTCTTGTAAATAGCTTTGGCCACATCAAGCGGCAAATCTTTCATATTACCCTTATAGCCGTTTTCACGTGCTACAGCTTGAGTTATACCGTATTTGGTTGCACCGCCCCGATCTGCTGGGTTATTTACGTAACCACCCTCGCGCTTAATTAACTCATCAAGATATTGTTCAATATTCATCTCAGTTTCCTTTAGATATAAAAAAAACCGCCCGAAGGCGGCATTAACTGTTTTCAATGTCTTTTCTGGCTTTTTTAAACTCTTTGATCACTTCAACGATCGTTTTACCTTCCTGCTTATCAATGAAGTTAAAGATCCATCGGACCAAAGCCCAACCGGGTAATCCACAAACAAAGAAGAATCCACCAAGTGCTATCATCCCCCATACATCAGTAACCCATTCATGAAGCCCCCACTTCACAATGATGAACGAGCCACCAGCCAAACTTGAAACAACCGTACAGATCAAGCCCACTGCCCACTCTTGTGGTGAACGTGGCATACGAGTCATTAATACCACTGCTGCAACCAAACCGACCGCTAAAGTCACCATGATTGCAATCCCGTACAATTTTAGTAGTGCTGTAAAACCGCTAGTGGAAACTGGTTCCATTAATTTCTCCAGAAATAAAAAAACCGCTAGGAAGCGGTAGTTGTTTGTTGTCCAATTCATCATCGGAGCGATAAAAAAAGCACCCGAATTGGGTGCTCACAGTTCTTTTAAAGTTTAAAGGGTTTGTAAGATTTTCCCTCCGTTAATCAATTGAGTTGTTAGAGGTGCCACCCCAACAATTGCAGGTCCACCCGGCCCCGGCTGACCTTCAGTTGTGCCATGGTATTGCCAATTCCATGTTCCATCATTAGTAGACTTGGTACCACGTTGGCCCCAATTTCCGCCATCACCTGATAATGGAGATCCATAACGATCATTTTGGGTTCGGTAACCTTTACCGGGTACCGAAGCTTCGGCATCGGTTACTTTGACAACCATAAAGTCACCATTTAAGTACCAACGCCAGTCTTGCGAATCGTTAGTAATAGGTTGTCCGGTCATAACCCGACCAAAAGGTGCTCCAGCTCCACCGGGAATACCCTGAACTCCATACGATAATCCTGTATAAATACCGCTTGGTGTTGCTCCACCACCTGAGCCGCCTCGAGCCAGAGTTCCACCATCAATAATCAGGTTTAGTTTCCTGTGCCGGTTTAATAGACCGGGTGCTCCCTGAAAACCATCACGACGGGTTTTGGTAAAGTTGTAATCCGGATCGGTAGACCATGCACCAAATTCCAAATGTGGCAATCCTCCATCACCACCACGTCCAACAACAGCACCTTTAATAGTCAAATTTACCACGAGATCAGGTGGGAACTCACCAGTATCAATAGCAGGTAATTCTGATGCAGCTGGAACGATATACTCTCGTTTTGCAGGACTAGAGTTATAGTCTAATTTATAGACAAATCTGGTTTCCGGTCGATAAGAACTTGAACTTGAAACCAGTGCACCTGCTTCAACTACAAAACTGATTTCGCCAGTCGTTGGCAAATCACCTCTTTGCATCTGATACAAACGTGCCAGATTAATATCAAGCTGGTCATATCGAATGTAAATCGGTGAATCATCAACCGGTACATCAATGAAATCCTTGTCATTGAGGTAATAACGTTCATCGTAATTAATTGCAGTAATGGTATTAGAGAACTGGTCAGCTGGTTCCCTTTTTGCAACCAGATAAGGCAGTGAGCCTTTGGTATCATCATTAACAACCGTATAGATGGTATTTACAAAGTCATCGGGACTAAGCTTTAAGGCCCCGTTCGGTAAACGCCCTAAAACTACTTTGTTCTTGGCTGAACCCGGCGTAACGGGAATCAGGTCCACGGTACCATCCCCCATTTGCAGATAGATCACATAGCTCTTGCCTGCAATGAAATCGACATCATGGCTTAGGGTGAGAATTAAACCTTCTTGCTGTACCACCTCGCCGCTTTGATGAATACCATTGCGATAATCCGCTACAGCAATCCGGTCACGTAAAACCAGTAATTCTGATTCTGGTGCCGCATCAAAGGTAATGGATTTGCGCTGGAAGCGAAGCTTGTTCCAAAGCCGGTACGCATTAAAATGAGCTTGCCATTTGTTTCGCACACCTACAGATTTCACCTCTTTCGGGTTCTTGGCCCCTTTATCCGGTAGATAGATATTGATACGACTATCGTCGGTCGGATCCGTGTATTCATAGATCAGTCCATCGTAGTCATCCATCACGCCAAAGGTAAGGTCATGCTTGTAACTATCCGGAATGATATTCCTGAAGTTAAACAGCATTACCGAGTTATCAGTTGGCCGTTCAAAATAAAGCTTGAGCTTGTTGTTTTGTCGATAAGCGGTACAAAAAACTGCATCACATAGATTGGTGACCAGCTCTTCAAAAGACAGGTTTGTATCATCAATCGTAGTACAGAACTCAGCCGCAAGTGGTGTACCAAAATAATCAACTACATCGTTATAAGTCCGATAGATATTTTCCAGATCTATTTCGTCGATCGTACGGCGGCCTATCTTGTCATCCAGTGCCATTGAAACCAATGCATCAGCAAAGCTTGATGTTGGAAATAGCTCTGTCGTCATTGCGCCGTTTTTAAAAGTCGGTAACATCCGCTGAAGATCAAAATTGATCTTGCGGGACTTAACAGATAAAGCTCCAGTGGTTGCATAAGTGCGCGCACGAAAAACCGTTTCATGTTCATACACTGTGCTTTGCAAAGGATAAGCACCATAAAGCGCCTGCCACTTTACTTCATCTACTACCGTTGTAACCGCCGGTGTTGGTGTTAAACGACGTGCACGGACACTACAGCGACCTTGAAATGTCACCATATCCAGCGTTGCGCCAACTGTCTGACGTGACTTTGCCGAACCCTTTAGAATGATCTGCTTTAGCATTGGATTACCAATGGCTGCACCCGATTCATTTACCGGCGTTACTTCTACTTCAATCGTGACGTTTACAGCTCCCTGATTTCCACCTGAAGAAACTGTGTAAAGTCCATTTGTGGCCACAAAGTTACATAGCACCCGACTTCGTTCGACATTGTCCAGAATGAATGGACCAATCCACTTTTCACCTATTGAACTGATCTTTGGTGACAAAGCTGCAGTTTGTTGGTTATTTAACTCTTTAAGCTTTAACCAGTTAGCATTAACGGCCGCCGGATTTGATAACGTCATTCGATCATCAGCTACCGATAGAACGCTGTAAGTGCCGTTTAAATCATAAGTCTGGCCGTTAAACGTGAATGAGGCATTGGTGATTTCTACGCGGTCATTACTTACAAACTTAGTGGTTAAATCCGTATTGTTTGCAGATGCCCGAAGGATCTCGTTTGGATATGCAAAATGAAGATAGTTCGTACCTTCTAAAGACTGCGTATCTGCTGGACGGAGAACTTGGCCATTAACAGAAGTTTGATGCTGAACCGTTAGTGGCGGCGTGGTAATTTCGGTACCAAGCGAAAAATATGGCTCACCTGAAACAATATCTACACCTGGTCGAAAGACTTCTACCGATGCGCCGGCAATATCAACAATGTTGGTTTCACCGTCATATGCACCGTTAATTTTATAGTGACCACGACCAATACAACCAACAACATGCTCTACTTCGACATTGTTTTCATATACCTTGTAAGGCACAGTAATCAGATCAGGGGTATCGTGAGCGGCACCATAAATATCAGCAATACGACCATTTACGCGAGTTTTATTTTCACGGTTTGATAATTCGTTATTTGCAGACGAGGATTGATTGTTATTCTGGTTGGTTTGGGTAATTGAGGGCACAGGCATTAATAATGCAACAGCCACACCCATAACTATAGAAGCAACCGCTATCCAAGCTAGAGTTATGGGGTCTATACCCTTGGGATTCTCAATTACAATGAAAGTGCCTGGCAAGAAATCAAGCTGCTTTAATTCATATGCATTCTTCGGCGTGACTTCATTCGCAAATGAAATTTCTGCATGATCCATATTGCTTGTGGTATGAAAAATACGGACATGCTCAGGCATATGGTCATATTTTGAAGTAAGCCATTGACCCAAAGTTTCGGCGTGTTCAATTGTTTTGTCTTCGGATAAAGGGTCTTGTTTATAAATAATCTTAATCATAGAAACTCACACGATTAAATCCAAATGCTTGAACGACTTGAATTGGCATCCATGAAACGCCTGATTCCTGCAAATGCAAAATACGCCCCAAACGAAAAAGCCCCACATGTGGGGGCTTGTTTCGGTATCTAGAGTGAAAGGCGACTATGCAGCCTTCCTTGGGCATGGGCAATGGATTTAGTAACTTCAATCTTGATGGCAGAAATACCTTCTCTTTGACGGGCTTCATAAAAAACTCAAGCGCCTCTCCTCGATCAATATCATATAGATCCATTGCAGCTTCATGCGCGAAGTGAACACAGTTGTAGTGTTCCTCGTCATATTGCTTATCGAGCAAATGATCGTGACTCTTCATATAGCCCCCTTCAAACCACTAAAACGATCAAGCGAAAAGATATCTCCAGTCTTCGCAGTATTTAATCGTGGTGATTCAGCCTTGAATGTCACAGCTTTATGGTTCATGGCAACACTGGAGAGTTGCAGTCCGAGTAAATAAAACATTGGAGAATTCAGATTGTCTGAACTGTAAATCCGGTAATTTACTGTTGGCTTTACATCGGGATATTGGCCTTCGATTACCCGTTCAAACTCATCCGGCATTACATCACCTAAACCAGATATAGAGACTGTTAATGTCTGGTCCAGATCACCCAGCATTCCGGATCTTTGAATAGATGCTGGCAAAAATTCATAATAGACCTGACCGGATCCCTCCTTATGTTGAACATAAACACCTCGGTCATCATTACGGACTATTCGGTATGTATTCATAAAAGAAGGATGAGAAAGCTCAATACACTCCAATTGATAGACATCAACTTTCCGATTGAAAAAGAATTTGGCATATTCGTTATCCATTAGACCTCCCAATCCTTAATCAAAGCGATATCGGCAGTAAGGTTAGGCTGGTTTTGAACAACTTCGAGCTGTGCATTTACCCGGTAAAGGTTGCCATTCACTTCATTGGTCTTGAACGAGTTCGGAATGAAGTTACACAGGTATTGCTGACGAGCTCCCTGATCAATCACCAGATCCGCATAAAATGAGGCTGGCTTGTTCTGGTATACCCGCCAGAACGCCATCATTTTATTGAAATCGGTTTTACTTAAATTCCAGTTCACATCAACAATGTGGCTATTACGTTTTACATCGATGTAATAGCGACCACGACCGCCGTCCATCTGCTGACGTTTCACATCATCACCCGGTGTTACGCCATAGCCGCTGGTCTGAGGATTTAGCTTTAACTTGTACATAACTTTCCTTCAGGTAATAAAAAAACCCGCTTTCGCGGGTTCTTTTATTAAAGTTAACTTGATTAATTTTTAGAAATTAATAGATATTACTTTTGAATATAAATACAAAAACATCACTTAAAATTAAATTTATTTATTAACAACCTAGCGCTTCTAATTGCTCTAAAACAATTATTGCTGCACTATCTGCTGTATCAAAATCAACTAGCTCATAATCAAAAACACAACATGCTCCAACCATTTGTTCTGGACGTAACCGCGGAACTTTACCTACATTTTCACGCTGTATCCGCATAAACTCTGGACTCAATTTTCCAATTAATTTATCAAGAATACTAGTTTGCCATTCAATGTCCTGCTCTGTTGTTTTCCAGGTATCTAAATCTAGGATTGGAAAACCGGATTGTTCAAATATACAATTAACAAAAACTGAACATGTAAGGCTATCACCTACCGTATTAGGGGTACTTAGAAAATCACCTCCTGAGATCCTAGATCCACCAAAATTTACGATTCCATAAGGAGCAGGAAAATAGAAAACTTCATTATTATTCAAATCTTTATTATGAGAAATTTGTTCAAGTTCATTAATTATATGTACAAGAGTTCTTTCTGGAATTTTTTCTAAATCAAACCAGTACATAGCATAACCGTCAGAGTCATTACGTCTTTGAAAAAAATAGGTTTCATGCCAGCCAAAATGAGCTAGTACTAATTTATTATCTTCAATAAATACAAAACCAGTATGATTTTGTTCTGATGTTACCTTTTTAATTATGACTCCAAGTTGTGAGTCTTTGGGTTTATAATTAATGTCTTTAATGAGTTGAAATTTTGCATTCATTATAAAAGCTTACTCACAACTAAAATTTATATATTTAAACCGCGATCTAAGCCATACATCTCACGTTTTGGGTTTAATCCCTCATTTATAACAACGTTCTGAGTATATAAATACATTTCTTTCCACAATGAAATTTGATTTTTATAAACATTTGTTGAGCGTAATAAAGCTATGAGAGACCATGAAGTTAAACTACTTTTATTTAACTCTTGAAAAAAATTATTTAAAAACTTAAGGTCTTCAACTTGTACAGCTTGATGCATTAATACTGTCATATATGCAGAAGCCTCTCTTCCTCTATTAGTTGCTTCTAATTTATATATTTCAAAATAATGTTTTTTATCCCACCAAAAACTATTTTTAGAATCTTTAAATATCTCAGGTGAAATAATATTATCTTTACTATCAAGTCTAAGATCATATGATTGAAAAGAACCAATGACACATAAGCATAAAAAAAACGCAAGAAAATCTGATTGATTATTTAGAAAGCTTTTAAAAAAAACACGCATTGATTCAGTATGATCAATGAAATTTTCAACGCTTTTATTTACGCGATTAGCAACTCCATTATAATTAGAAACTACAGTTGTACTACGATTTATAGAATTTAGTGTATTACTCGAAAAAGAAGGTAAACTTAATGAGCTTGAATAGGTATCAACTAACATAAGTACCTCCATTTCTTATTAATTTTTTTACTGAATCTTGTAATAATGGAATGAATTTTAAGAAATCTAATTCAGATCTATGAGAAGCATCTGTATTAACATCTATATTCATTAGAATATTTTTTTGCACTTTAGCCTTGGGAATTCCTATATTAGGATCAATCACCAATGACATTTTCTGACCATTAGAATACTGAACAACCTGATTAATTTTAATATTGTCAATAAAATATGATTTATTAGTTCTATAACTAATTTCTTCTAAATCCTCCTGCATGTTATTTAAATAAGAAACATTACTTCTTAACAAATCACAACCTATTTTTTCATTATCAACAGGTATACTAAGCTCAACAACATTACCAATACGAATAATCTTTTCATTGAGCTGATCAAAAAATACGCTAATTTTTTCGTAAAAAAAATCTACCTCTTTGATTATTTCATTGAAAGTATAAAAATTTTCATCTCTTTCAAATACTAATTGTAAATCAATTAAGCTTTGATCTTTTAAATAAACCAAATTAAATTGCTTATTACTATCAAGATTAGTAATTTCAACATATTGAATCAAACGTCCATTTTCTTCCGATTGGGTCATTTCATTAGAAATTTCAAGCCCAGTTATATTTTTCGACCATTCTTTTTTCTTAAAATTAATTTCTCCGTTAAAGAATAATACAGTACGGATACTATCAATTTGCCATTTAAATTCAGTCATGGTATGCCTAATATGATTTATATAGAATTAATCAAGGTTTGTTATACAAGTCTATTGAACAAATATATGCAATTATTACGGATGAATACACATATTTGAGGAGACTATAATCTTTATAGTTAACACTAGATTTAATTTTCCCAAGGCTATACACTCCAGAGACGAAAACACCTTCTTACTAATTAATAAGAAGGTCTCTTAGCGCGAATATTACGTTGAAATTACTACCGAAGTCAATATCGTAGTTCCGATAAGTAGTCAAGCCAGAAACTTTCATAATCTGTCTAATTCTATTACTTTAGAAAAACTACACGCCAAATAACGTCGTCTTGATAAACGTTTAAATATCTTAAATATATGAAACAAAGTGTATCGAAAGTCAGAAACACTTTGTACATATCGTTAGAAAGCAAGTCGAATACAGCGTATAGGTAGTGAAATGCCCCCCCGTTCGGCGGCCTCACATAGTTAACGGTTACGCCTTACAGTGGTATTCTCAGTCAAAGATCGACTAATAGTTGAGTTTGGATTACCAATTTGATCACTTACAAGCTTCGGTACCGTTCTTGGAAGCTGCTTATCCAGTTCATCTTTAACAATGATCCGGACTGTTTGCTCGTCTAATTGTTCAGCTTCAACTGTTGCTCCACTCACCTGATTAATCACTTCAATTTTGAAATTGATTGTCGGTGAAGCAGGCTCTATTGAAGGCATAATCTCAGCTTGAGGTCGAGCAGCTTGACCCATCGTGAAATCTTGAACATCCTCAAGATTTGATCGATCCTGAACAAAACCATTTGATGAGAAGTAGACCTTGCCATCGTGGAATAGATCAGAACTGGCCGAAGAAGAAGTGATAGGTACGCTTCTATTACCCTTATAAATAATCTGAGTATCTTGAACCGGTTGATTAAAGATATCAGATTGCTTTTGGCTTTCTATAAAGGCACTAGAGCTCATCATTGCACGGCGCATGACACTATCAGCTGAAGCATTGTTATTGAGAAAAGCTTCAGGGTTTGCACTCTTACGCATTTTCTCAACTAAACCAACTCCCCCCCATCTTTTAATGTCTTCTTGAGACCATACAATCTCGCCTTTGTGCACAGCTCCAGCAACTTCATATTTCCCACCTCGACCCGTGTAACCACCTTCAGCAAAGCCTTGATCTTTGATTGCCCGGATGTTTGCAATAATGCTAGCCCCTTGAGCAACTGCCCCAGCAATCAACGGTAAGTTAAGAGGAAAACCAGCTTTTGAAGCTGCTGCAATATTTTGCTGAATCGCAATACCAGCAGCTGCAATCGCATAAGCTTTATCTGCAGCGAACATGATTTTGTAAGCTTTAGATTGCTCTCCAAACATTGAACCAAACATAGATGTAAGAGAACCCATCATTTGGCCACCAAATGCAATTTGGGTGTTCAAACGATCTTGCTGATATTTATCTTCAATATCCTGAGCATTCTGAGCATATTCGGCAGCAATCTGATTGCGTTGGTCCTGAGCAGCTTGAATGATTGCTGTTTTCTGGTTTTCGAAATCCTGCTGCTTAATTAGTCCAGCTTCGAATTGAGCATTCAAACCATCTAAAGAGTTTTGCTCATTCAGGTCGGTAGCAGCAAATTGACTATCTGCTAAATCATTTGCAGCATTTAAACGGCTAAATCGTTCCTGATCCTGTCTGAAAAATTCTCCGGTACCATTCATATCCGCTTGGATACCACCCCAGTTTTGAGCAGCATTATTCACTTTATCGCGTGTCTCTTTATCCTGATTGGCTTTAGATAATGCGATTAGCTTTTGCCGCTCTTCTATAGAAAGCTTGGTATTCTTAAGAATTTCCTCCCGTTCGAGTCTGTAACGTTCCTGCATGGCTTGCGTTTCAGAAAGCAGAGATAAACGGGCTTGAAACAACCGCTGTTCCTGAGCTAGTTTTAATAACCCTAACTCTTGCTGTTTTTGCTGTTCCAGCAATTCAACAGCTTGCTTCTGCTCAAACTTACTTAATTCAAGGTCATGAGCTGCATTGAACTTTTTACGGTTAAAGGACTCTTCTAGTAACTGTTCCTCGGTTTTCTGGAACTCCTTATAGTCTTCCAATTTCGTTCTAAGGGCTTGTTTGGCTATAGCAATATCATTATCTGCACGTGCTTGAAGTTCTGCTTTAATTTCGGCCTTGCGTTCAGGGCTAAAGTTAGCTTTATCAACTTCTTCCAGTTTATTAGAAAGATCATTCCTAATCTTTGTTACTTGATTAGCAACTTCATTTTCTAATTGAAGACGAAGTTTTGCCTGATCCTCGGCCATTTTAGTGTTATCTTGAATAAGCTTATCAAAGTCTTTTGATGAGATATCACCAGCAGAATAGCCATTAATACCAGCCATGTAACTTTGATAGTCTTTCCAGTATTGATTATTATTTTTACCAATACCTTTACCCTTCATTACATTGCCTTCACCTGCATGGTATGCACGTATAGCCTTTTCTAAATCACCTTTAAAAAGCTTCAAAAGATAAGACATGTACTTAGCCGCACCTTCAGCAGACTGTGCTAAATCAGTGCGGTCTTTTACGCCATATTGCTTGGCAGTACCATCGAGAAACTGAAATCCACCAGTGGCCCCAGTTTCTTTGTTATAGGCTTTTGCATTACCTCGAGATTCGATCATATGTATCGCGGATAATGTTCCTGATGGAAGTTTGTATTTAGACTCTAGATCTGCAAAGCCGAATTTTGAAGCATTTGCTAGGACTTTCGCATTTACATTTAGTACTTTTTGCTGATTTTTTAAAGCTTTATTCTGCTCATTAATTGCAGCAGTAGCCTCGTCTCGCAATGCATTTACCTTTTGATGCATTTCCCATTGTTGATGTAAAACTTGAAGTTGTTCTTTAGATAATTTGACCTCTCGTCCAATCTCATTTTCCTTTCGCCAAGCTAAAGTAAAATCAGCAAAATCTTTTGCTCCAGCTTCTCCAAGTAGTTGTTTGTTACGTATATAGTTGTTAATCCAATATTGGTCATCAAGCATGGATTTGTTAGCATTTTCACGTAATTTCTTGAGTTTCTGTTCTGCAGTTTCAGCTGCGGTTCCAGTATTCTCTAAAGCATACGCTTGCTTTTGATGCTGAATTGCCGCATTTTGTGCTTCATTACCTCCAAGTTTCACCTCAACTCTTAATAATTTAAGTTTCTCAGCTGATAAACTTGCTTTAGATGCATTGCCATCATACTGCGCAGCCTGTTTTTTCAGATTTTCATATAGATCTGTAGGCAACTTAATTTTATTTAGACGTTCAATGGCTTCTGTATAGCTGATAGTTCCAGTTCTCGCTTCTTGGGAAATTTTTTCAACTTCTCTATTTCCTCGTGCATAGTTCTCGATATCAATTAATGCAGACCCTACAGCACGCGATGATTTCTCTAATGCTTTATTTTGTGCATTAAAAGCAGTAGTTAAATCATTAACTGCTTTAGCCTTATCATTGCCAGTTAATTTTTTTAACTCCTCATCAGCTTTCTCAGCAACTTTAGCTTGTTCAGCAAGCTTTTGCTTTGCCTCCTCTGCCTTATTATTAAAATAAGAATAGGCTGCCGCTAATCCCATTACTCCTAATGTTGCAACTCCAGCCCACCCACCAATTAATCCAAACGCCCCTTTAGCTAGTCTCCCTGCAATTGAAGTTGCAGTATTTAGCTTAATTTGAGCTGCTGTTTGTGCATTTGTAGCAGCAGTTACTGCTGCCTGTGCTTGTGCGTATCGAGTTGCTGCCGCTGTTGCGCCAAATTTAGCTTGGGTTTCTGCATTTGTTGCTCGCACATTCGCGAGATGAGCTTTTGCTGCATTCAAAGCAGCGGTAGCTTCTGCATATTCTGCTTGAGCATTTAATACAGATGCTTGGCGGCTCGCTAAAGTTGAAGCCATTCCCTCTTTAATAGCAGCGCTCTTCATCAAAATTGCACGAGTGATATATCCAATACCAACTACTAAAGCCCCATCAGCAATTAAATCTAAATTACTTGCAAGAGTTTGAACTGATCCAGCTAATACCTGTGCCGCACCACTTCCCTTACCTGCTTCGCCAACAAATTTTGTGATCTCGTTGTTTAGGAGTGTGAGAGACTGCCCGATTGTGATATCTGTTTTAGCAAAAAGAGCATCAACTTCATCTTGGACATTTTTAAGTGCTTTAACGATTTCCTGTGAAGTGATTTTTCCTTCAGCAGCTACTGAACGTAATTCACCTACAGTAATACCCATACCTTTAGCAATAGCTTTTGCTAAAGCTGGTGTTTGCTCCATTACAGAATTAAGCTCTTCACCACGTAATGTGCCGCTTGCTAACGCTTGTCCGAATTGAACTAAAGCTGCATCAGCAGCTTCTGCACTTGCACCACTAATTGCTACAGCTTTAGAAACTGTTTCAGTTAAACGTGCTGTGTCATCCATTGTGAGGTTTAAAGTTTTGGCATTATCACTAAAACGCTGGTAGACCTGTAGAACAGAATCCCATGCTGAATAGGTTTTTTGAGCAATTCGGAAAGTGTCTTCCGTAGCTTTATTTAGTTCAACTTGATTATTAGTGACCAACTTAAGGCGGTTTTGTAGTCCAGTATATGTATCCATCTTTGAAATGGCTGAACCTACTGTTAATAAACCAGCCATATACCCTGCTAGTGCACGAGTTGCTACAGACATCCGGTCCATAGATTTCGAGGCGAAATCCCCTTTTTTGGTGATGCTATCCAATTCAACTGATAAGTCTTGTGCAGTGCGTTTCGCACGTTCCGAATCAATAACAATTACTAAGCGAGCTTCTTGAGCCATTTGACTTTCCTCTAGGCAATAAAAAACCGCCATAAACGGCGGCAATAAATCGAGACTTAACTAGGCAATACTTTTTGACTTTTCCAAGATCCATGAAGTTATCTCAGCCCCTAGATCTCCATACATTAATAATTGATAAGCTGATTTTGGCGAATAACGCGTTTCTTTTTCACCAGCTATTCCTGTTTTTGAAAGTTCAATATTTTCCCAATCCTGTATAAGATGAGTTGCGATAATTTTGGCAAACTCTTGGGCTGATAGCATGGCACTCATTCTAAAAATACTTTTTTTGGTACAAAGCATTTTATAGGCCTCACCAAATTCAGGATCAGAAAAAGGCTTAATCCTGAAACATCCAAAAACTTGATCATTTTTCTTAAAAACAAACCATTTGGATTTATCCGTCATATTTGCTTCCAAAATTTCGGTAATAAAAAACCGACCATTGATAGGTCGGTTTTAGGCTTTAATCGCTGCAATGATTTCAGGTAATTTCCAGATTAGAATTGGTATGGAAAACAAAATTAAAAAGGCAATAATTGTCTGCCATAAGCCATACTTTTCAATAGACACTTTCATAAGCTCCACTATTGGTTTAAAATGCTCCATATAGATTTACTTTCCTCTTACTTTCGTCGGTGGGTGGAATGAAAAACCCCAGTAGTTAGCGCTACTGGGGTTTTGTTTTGGGTATTAAAAAACCCACTCAAATGAGTGGGCTCTGTTTAAAAATAATTACTAAGCTGGGCAGTTAAACCAGTTCGGTCGTGCTAGAAATCTTTGTCCATTAGACATGGCTATCACCGAACAGTCTGCATCGATTAAAGGCTCATTTTGTAGGTTCCTGAAATCCAATAATCGAGCAACATCTCTTGCGGCTTCATTCGCTTTCACTACTAAGTGTGAGTAATACGCGAACTTCTTCACATCAAGCATTTTTACAGCCAGCAGAACTGGAACGATTTCATCATTTTCTATGATGACTGCTTCAGTAAGTTTTCGAACCAGCTCATAGGCGTCTTTATCAAACAATGAACCTTGTTCTTTCTTCTCTGCTCCACTGTACATAGCAATCAAATGATGAACATATTCAACCGCTACAGGAATCATGTTATATGGGATTTCATCAATATGATTTGTCCCAAAACGTTGATTAATGATTTTCCATGCTTCACTAGAATTTAAGTGCTTGGTCTTTGCCACAAGTAAAGCATGAGCATCATGTAGTGGAGTACGTTCAGATTTGTGAGTTCTGGCAACTGGAGCACCAACCTCTTTGTCCAAGATATCAAGCACCCATTTGCGGAATTGCTTCGCTACAGCAGTACGAGCAAACATTGCTATTAGGTGGCAGCCACGTAATGAGAAAATTCTAACTTTCTTTTTTAAATTTCGTGTTTGTTTCGAGGTCACTGAATCAGTGACCTCGATATTCCCTGCTGTCACGGATTCGATGATTTGAGTCATTGAATCCGTGAATTCATCTTTATTCGCGTTATAAAGATTACTTACAGACTTAACACTTTTATAATCCAACGCCTGCGCCAGCTCACCCGCTGTTAGATAAATTTGGCCATTATCTCGAACAACAGGGTTAAATTTCACTTCGTTAAAGCTTAATGCTAAACTAGACATGTCTATATCCTCTTAAGTGTAGACAAAAAGCTCTGATCTCCGTCGAAAGTTATCAGGGCTTTTTTATGATATCAGTATTGATATCACTTGACTATAATTTATAGTGATATTACTCTTGATGTCAAGTATCGAGGAAGAAAATATGTCTCAATCAGATTTAATCAGGTTTCCTGCCAGATTAGACCCAAAAATACATGGTGATTTACTTGCTTATGTAAAGCAGCAGGGCGGGTCAATTAATACAGCTATTAATAATCTATTGCAGTTTGCACTTAGATATGGCCTTCAAGGTGAAGGTAGCTTGCTAGACTCTTATTTACCCGATTTGAAAACAAACTTAGGTAAAGCTGAATTTATTATTGAGCAATTTATTCATAGTGAAATCTCATCTGAATTTGATGATCTTACCAATGGTCAAAGATATCAGGATTATATTTCAACCAAAATAGAAGAACTTGAACCACATGATAAAAAGCTTCTAGCCGAGTTAGCTGGCTCTTTGGCTAGAAAAAAAGCACCCTAGGGTGCTTTTATTAAAACTTATTCCACCCACATGCATTATTTTGCTTTCTCATGCCCGCCTTTAGTGCGACAAGGTTGAATTCTTGTAATGAAATCCCGCCATCGCTTGTTTTAAAGAAAATCTTTAGTTTATTTGCCGACTTAATTAGACTAACCAACTCCTCATTCTCGCCAAAATCCTGCCAGTCCTCTTCACTACGGACCTTTATCGGTTGAGCTTCTGTTGTTTTGTCTGTTTCAACAAAAACATAATCTTCACTTGTATAAGACAAGTGTCTTTGTGACCATAAACTTATAGATGTTGTGCCACCCTCACATCCAAGTCTTAAAATAGGATAGATGTATTTAAAACCCTCACCAACTGTTAAGCTAGATGGTGTTGCTGTAGCATGTTTTGCTGAAAAATGATATTCAGCATCCTTATATTTAGGTTCAGGTATTTTGAAGTTTGGGGGTATTAATTCATCCTTGTCATTAAATTTTGGTTGTTGGTTGCAAATTTCAGACCATGCTCTTGGAAATTGTTGATTAGCTATATTATTTTCATCTTCAAAGAGTACAGTTTTATTATTAAGCACAATATATCTAGTTTTACCAACATACCCACCCATTCGATTCTTTGAGTTAACCTCACCACAAAAACCTTTCTGGTTTGAAAACATGGCGGAGCTTGGATCTATTAAATCCTGCTTAACAATCTCCTCAGAAAATGATTTTACCACCAAGTTAAGTCTTGCCTGCTTCTCCTCCTTGCTTTCACACCCTACCAAACCAAAAACCAAACTTAATAAAATAATCTTTTTCATATATAACCCCATCAAATATCAAAATTTAAAAATCAGCTAATAATCCAAATAAAAATTATTAAAGCTATAAATAGAATAACTCCACAGATTATCCATTCAGATTTAGGGTAACCCCATACATTATCTGGATTATTAAAATCAGGTTCTCTTCTAGGTGTTGTTTTCTTAGTATAACTAGAGAACTTAGAATAAGATAAGCCAGTACCTGGAATACCTACTGTTGTGCGAGTACCCTTCTTACTTACATTTACACGTGCACCTTTCCCCCCCACAGAAACACTTGATAGCCCTTTTTTACTAACATTGACACGGATTCCAGGAGCAATTTTTATACTTTTTCTAAAATTCAATCCCATCACATCACCTATCTAGAGCAGATCTTTTTAGAAGCACTGATGGAACCATCATTACAAACAAACTTACTACCATTGCAATGACTTACCCCACCTTTCTTACCAGAGCACGGTTGTCTGCCTCTACCTGCTTCCGCAACACTTAATGAGCTTAAAACTAATAAAAGACTTAAAATGACTTGTTTCATGGTTTTTTACCGTTTGTTATAAAGTGTACTAACTTTAACAAACTGGTTACTAAATGTCACATAAAGCAAAACCACCCGAAGGTGGTTTCTATCAAATAAAACTAACTAAGCTATTTCACAATTGGTTTGATGCCATGAATGGTTATTTCCATATGAAAAACTAATTTCACTTGGTACTAAAGTTCGTTCCTGATGATTTAATGACTCAATCATACTTCTTAGTTTGCCATCACCTTGAACATGCTCTTTATATAATGCACGAAGTAATAGCTCAGTAGGTTTACCAATTAAACCGCGATCAGCTTCCCAATGTCTAATACTAGTCTCACTGACTCCTAAAAGCCCAGCAAGATTCTTCTGTGACAAGTTTAGTTCTTTACGTAAAAAACGAATTTCCTCACCATTCAAGTCAGGCTTTTGCGTAATTAAGAACAACCCAATGGCATTATGAAGCTCATGAACAGATTCAATAGATACGAGTTCACCATAGTCTTCATCATTTTCAATTGTAAATCCATTGCGCAGCCAAATATTGCTCAGACCGCATTCTTCATAGTGATACATAATTTAGCCTACTCTCTAAATGTAGTGACTACTACTGAGAATTCACCGTTCTCGCTCTGCTTGATTGCAACAGCTGTTGTTATGTATTCGCCTGCAGTGCGAACAGAAACATTTAACTGGCAATCACCACGAGTATTTGGGTACGGCCCCTCAGTAATATCTCCATGCTCAAAACAGCAAATAATTTGCTTCATAGAGATACAGCGTTCTTTCATTCTTTCTTTTGCATGTGCAGTTAACTTGATTTTGCTAGTATCTCTAGCAAATGCTCTAAGTTTTTGTTTAGCTTCAGTTAATGTTAAACACATACAAGCAAACACCAAGGTTCTTGGAAAGAGTAAAAGAATGCTGAACCGTCAAATATTGACGGTAAGGTGATTATTCATCATTTGATAATCACGCGCAACACCTTAAAGGTAATTTTCTGTCAATCCAGATCAAGTATTTTGTAACATCGACTGCGTTATTTTGAGTCGCGTTTAAGAGCAACTGCTTAATTGTTTGACGTTTTGACCAAATTAGGCTTTTCAGTCCCTGGCAATACCTAATTTGGTCACTTACCTTTGCTTTTGGTTGATATCTTCTTATGGCACTCCTCCAAAAACAAATTATCCAACGCAAAAATACAGTCATTAAAAATATGAGCAGCCACTGGCAAATCATTATGCTCAGCATAGACATTGATAGCCTGCTGATCTAAAGATAACGGTATGCTTTGCTCATAACGTCTGGATCGACATATAGTGCTAAATGCCGAAAGAATTGAATCAGCCGCATACGAATATTCTGGCGGATCCGGAATACGGCCGCCTAAGAACTTGATTTGCTCGATTTCGTGCGGCGTTTTCGACGCATACGTTTTTTGGTATTTGTAGAGCTCCATGACTTTCCCAGAATTAAAGCCTTGTCCTTGTCTGCGTCTTCCTGAATCTTCTGGGCCTGTTCTTTAATGAATAGCCAGATTGAAATACCAATATCACCAAGATTAAGAAGCTTTGAGGCATTCTCAGGTGTATATGGCTTTTCGGACTCAACAGTTTTACCGTCTACGATTTCGGCAAATACCACACCTTTCCAGTCTTCGATTAAGTGGGCCGCGCATGCATCCATTAAAAGCTCGTGGTAAAGCTTGGCATTTTCATCTTTTACCATTACATCGTAGCCTTTAGACGAGATCTGGTTTCCTGCTCGTTCAATAGCTACCTGAAAGGGTTTATATGCGATACCACGGACTTTGAACTCAGCCTGTACCTGTCCATCAGAATCCTTATATTCACACCATTTTGATACGTCTGAGCTTTTAATAATTCCGACTTTTAAAGCCATAACAACCTCTGATTTTTAGAAATAAAAAAGCCCATGGGATTCCATAGGCTTTGTTACTGAATAAGCTGATTACACGAGAGCACGTACAATCGTTGGTGCTGTACGGACTTGGGCAAAGTTGATATCTAAAGTAATGATGTCGTCACCCCCGCCATCTGGGTGATTGGCTTCCATCACTTCTAATTGAGGGAAGTTAAACGAGTATTTACTGCCTTTGCTGTCTTTAATATCAAAGGTCAGCGTAAACACATCTCGGGTTTTAATGGCATCAATCCACCCTGCCGCAGTTGCCGAGAACATGAAGGAAGCATTTGCTTCGATATCCATCATCTTTTCAATGTAGAACTCTGGTGTGTACTTGCCTGAGCCGATACAACGGATTGCTTCAAGATTGTTATTAATTGAAAGCGTAAGAGACTGCAAACACGCTTTACCTTGAATCGTCTGTCCATTTACCAGTAAGTTTTCCACGTTTGGCATGCTGACCAGTGGACGGGTTGTTGCAGCTATAGGATTAGTGACAGGATTGACTTGCTGACGTGTAAATGAGCTACCTACCAGTCCAAAATTACCAGTGATTTTCCCAGTTGTTTGAATGGTGATTTCACCGGTATTCACCTGTACACCACGGTAAATAAATACCTGACCGATATCTTCAAATACTTTGACCAGTGTTAAAGATTTACGTACGGTACCGCCAAAGCTTAAAGCATTTGCTGCCCAGTTATTAAAGGCTAAAGCACTTAAGAATAAGTCAAATGTTCCAAGAGATAGTTCAAACTCTAACTGGCCTGTTACCTCTGCTTCAGTAACCACACCACCTTGTCGAAAACGTGAATCTACTACTTCACTGCTTTCTTCAGTTGAGACGTTTTCAGATAAACCATCACTGACACGGCGAACCGTGTACCAGATCGGGTTTGCCGGAGTTGTTCCCAGCACCGCTTCTTCACAAGCATATAATCGAATTTTTGCGCCTGAACTCATTTATAGTTCTCCAAAATTTAGGCATAAAAAACCCGCTTCATCAGCGGGCAGTTATAAAAGATGGGCGTAAAAAAACCCGCTAAATTTGCGGGTTTTTAATGTGTTGCATCTGTGTCGGAGATCACTGGCGGTTCCACACCATTCAAGGCTGCAGCTACTGCCTGAGATAAGTTAGTAGGCTGGAACTCCAATGGTGTTTCACTCAACGGTTCTTCAGGCTCTGGTTCGGGTTCTTCATGCAATCGAATATCAATCCAGCGAGTTTCTGGAATATCTACAGGATTATCGAAATCAGGAATAATTGAGGCTGTTTCGATATCAAATTTTTTCTTGTAGGTTTTTACTGCAATATCCCCATCTTCATGCTGCTCATAAGACACAGCAACAAGAACATTACCGTTTGCATCTTTAGGCATTTCAATGTACCAGCCCTCTTTAGCAAATCCCAGAGAACCTTTAATCAGGTAGTCACCTGTACCTAACTTTTCAAAGTTAATCGGCTGTTTTGAGGCATCTTCATTGAGTTCAAGTGAATCAGCAAATAGTCTTGCAATCGGTGAAGCTGCCTTGTAAACCCCGTTCGAATCAACAGTGAACCCCTTGGAGCGAAGTTCGCCAGAAGTCTCAACAGTAACCAATTTGCCGCTGGTCGCGCTGTTATTGGTCGTATAAACGATATTGTTCTTGCTCGTATAAACGATTTGCTCTGCTTTACTTAAGGTGTCAGTGGATGGCACATAATTCCATGCAATTACAGCCATACAATTGGCGCGTGTTGAGGTGTAATATGGTAAAAATAACTCCGTACCTGTAAATTCTCCACGAGTAACCACGATAGAAGGTGCATAAGCAGCTATATAGGGATTTGTATAAATACTAGTGGGTGCATTCTTAAAACGAGTCTTTTGTCTCCCTGCTTTATAACCAGCATCAATATCATTTCCGGCTTCTGAAGTTGGAGATCCACCATAACCTAAGTTAGATAAACCATAAGAACCATAAGCTGCTACATTACCGCTTTCTACTCCAACACCTCTTGTTGCCGCTGTACCTAAGCCCGTAACTTGAGTCCAGTCTGGAGTGAGGTTTGGAATGCCCGAAGCAAAAGGCAGCATAAATTGCCGCTTACCTTGAGATGAGTTATAAACAAAAGGTCGGTGGTCCCAACTAAATCTAAATAAAAGATTTGCCATTATGCAGTCACCCCGTCAATTACCTGAAAAGTCAAAGTTTCTGTATGCTGAGTAGTACCGCTCACCACAGCTTTGATATCCATCTGACACAGACCCAAAGGCCACGCTGCAGTACTTGCCTCTGATTTCACATTCAGCCACCCCTTTTGAGTACTCTGATTTAATACTGCACAAGTCAAGGTTGCTACAGCGGTTCCATCCAAAGTTTTAACTTGAGAAGTAAAGGTATATCCCGTTAAATCAATCGCTCGACGCACATCATTGGCTGGATATTGCAGCGCGTCATCCATATCAACGAGCTGCAAATTTAAGTTGAATGTGTCACCACGCTTAAAAACAAAATTGCTCATAAGTGATTCCTATAGACATAAAAAAACCACCGATGAGGTGGTAGTGAATAAGGCATAAAAAAACCGCTTCTTAGCGGTCATTTAATTAAAGTAATTTAAGGTTTGTAATCTAAATCAACACTTACTCCAGTAACTACATTATGTTTAGTTCCACCAAGACTATTCACATTGGCCAAACGTATATTCACATCGGAAACACATAGCTTGTTTTCGCTTTGCCACTTCTTCAGTTCAACAGACATAACATCTTCAAGATGTCTTTCCAGTTCTTGCCGTTTAATTTCGATTTCTTCTAAAGTCAGCATACATGACATATCAATTCACCTTAAACCCAATGCTCACATTATACTGAATGAAATCAGCATCTTTACCCGCATAAATAGATTGGCCATTCAAACATTCTAAGTGTTCGATTATGAAATATTCAAAATGAGCCAGCAATGCATCGCTTAGAACCGTTACGGCCTTCTCTCCAGTATGTAATCGGTCAAAGCATTGGATCATGATATTACCGGTACGGCGTGTACATGGCTTATCTGCAATGCCTGAGGTAAAACTCGGGCCACCTGCAATCGTTAAACGGCACCATACACCTTTTGTTGGAACAGTAAAGTCAGGTGCATTTGGATACTGAATCCGTTCTTGAGCAATACCCGTAAAGCTTTGCATGCGATCAATAATAGCTTGCCTTGTCTGCTCTAAAGTCATTGCCATTTTAGCCACCGTACTTTTGAGAAATAAAATTAAAAGTGAGGCCATAAATACCTTGTGGTGCTTGATCAGACCAGCCGTTTTCTAAACGTTCAGCATAAGGTTGGTTATTCTGAATGTAGACCAAATTGCCTAGCTTAATCTTTACAGCTTGAATTGCTGCATCGTTAACAGGGTTTGTTTCAGGTTCACGTATGCCATAGTCACCAGATCCAATCGAAACAATATGAGAAGCACGGTATGCACCAGTATCGACGGGACTTGAAACCACTAAAGACTGAACAGCATCCATTGTAATTTTCTTTACCTTTTCCTCTGCTGTTTTAGCCACATCAAAACTAAATTCAGTTGGCTTTTTCCCCTTCCATCCCATCATTCACCTCGCTTTCTTCATACATTTTAAAAAGGTCTTGAGCGATCGCCTGAATTGAATAAGCTTCAAACTCAGAGCTCGGTTCTCGTTCACCCATGAGCTTTTTAATCTTTTGCCAGACATGAACAGCTTCATGTAAAAGCAATCCATAAACTTGAATTCGGTCTTTATCCGCCGTATCACCAATTTGGACGATTGCATATGCACCATCAGAAAAAGTACTAACTTGCGCATCCGCTCCCATATCCAAAAATTGATCGGCCTTATCCATATCTTCAAATAACAAATCCATGTGTAGTTGATTTCGAGCAAGCGTGTACTGCACATGTTGAAAAGGCGAGATATACCATTCAGGAACATAATCAGGATTAACCATTTTAGCCCCTACACTTTTCGAAGCTGACATTTCCAAATAGTATTAGCTGGATCCTGTTGAATATTAATTACCCGGAATGAGCCTAAGGCAGTTAACCATTCATCTTCAATTTTTGGAGTCATAGTTACTTCATTTTGAAGCACGGTTGCCTTTTTATCCGTGGCCAGTACTCCAAGTGTTTGGATCTCATATTGACTGTATGAGCCAAACAGAACGCCACGGCCAGAATAGTTTTCTTTAACTTCAACATAAGTTTCAGTTTTAGGATCCCAATTCGTTTTAGAGATCCGCTCACATGTAAAGGTATGAATGGCATCTGCTAAATCATCATTAAATGCTTCAGCAATGTCTGCCTGAATTTCGTCACGTAAGCCCATATCATGCCCTGTAAAGTGGTATGCCAAAGCCATTAAAACTTGCATTTGGATCTTTCAAATCAAGTGAATCAATAAAATCAATTGCTATCTGTTCAAAGCTAGAGATTGCTTCAGATCCGTCTTGAAATTCTTTTTCTGACTCAACAGAATCAGCCTTAACTTTCTTACGCTTCAACTGCTGCTCTTTGCCGTTATAAATTACTTTGGCCAGAATTCCTTTGATAATTTCACAAGCCGCGTCCTTAAGAAGTGGATCAATTGGATCTGGTACAAAACCAATTCTGTTTTTCATCCACACATTTGCCAGCTTCACCAGACGAGCCTTATCACTGTCTGGTGCAAAATCGCTGCCCAAAATTGAATTTGCGTCATCTACAGTAATAAAGCTCATTGCATTATTCCTTCGGGATTAATTTAAGAAGTTCTGCTTTTGTTGCAGACGGCTTGTAACCAATGTTTTTACTAGCCAAATACTCTTTTAATTGATCATTTGACCAGTTTTCAAAATCATTAGCTGCCGTTTCTGTAGCTGGGTTTTCTGCCGCTTTTCCAGCTTCCAATTCAGCAATACGTGCCTGCATTGCAGGAATATCATTTTTAAAAGCTTCAAATTCAGTTTTTATACCGACCACTTGAGCTTCAGCATCTTTGAGAGCTTTATCTGCTAAGACTGCTGCATCTTTTAATCGTGAATTTTCAGATAACAACTCTGACTGGTTACCACCGGCCTGCTCTAAGATGGCAATTTTCTGCTTAAGCTGAGTGTTTTCTTCAACTACCTTTTCACATTCAGCTTTTGCATCATCCATCACAGCTTGAAGTTCAGGGGTAATTCCCACTGCGACATTTACTGTGGCCAAAGTCGTTTTTTGTGGCACTTCCAACTTACGAACTTCAACTGGAACTTCCAAAGATTCATAATCCTTTTGAATCTTTGGATAATTACCGTAAATAATTACCTCTTTTGCTTTCAAATTTGGGTTTTCATAATAGTCAGGGTTAGCAATAATGCCTGTCTCTAATGCAGCCGCTGCTGCAATGCGTGTATAGATAATCTTCATGGCGCTTTTCTCTTAATAATAAAAAAGAGGGCTTATTAGCCCCCTTAGGTTTTAATTTTTAGGTTTTAACCAGTTGTCGCTGTACCCGATAAATCAAGTAAGGTACCTGCTGTCATTTTGTTGCTGGTTGCATATTTGATCCAGTTAGCGCTTGAACCAAGTAATGTAAGGTCAGGATTTTCACCTTTCGATGTATCCCAACTATAACCAAGAATATCTAAGTTAAATGCACCTTCAGCACGCATACCGATTGCTAAGTTTTCTTCATCATTGATGTCATAAGCTCGGAAGCCCGGTACTTGTGATTCAGTTACAGTGACAGCGCCATACTGCAAACCAAAAGCATCGTTATCACCTACAGCGTCCGTCACCAAGACCGGCTTTCCTAAGGTTCCCGGTAAACCACCGTAGATAACGATTTCAGATTCACCATAAATTTGCTTAGTGATTGCATCATCGACAATATCGAAATATGTATCTGAGTTCATCACCCATAAGCCAATGCGGCCAAACTTATCACCAAACTTTCGCATACCACGAGTCAATGCTTTGCGGCCATCAACAACGATACTACCTTTTGCAACCATGTCTGGATTGCTAGAAATAGCAGCTTTTAAAGAAGCTAAACTGTACTCTAATCGGCCTGCAACCAATGCATCTGCAAGATCGTAACCAACAACCATAGCAAATTCTTCTGGTGTACGAGCACGGCGCTTAAATGCCTCTTCAGTTGATGCATAAGGACCATATTTATATGGGACTTTTACGCCTACAGACTCACCAGAACCAATTTTCTCTGGAACTACTTTGGCGGTTGAATTCACATCACGATGTTTGATGCTACCGCCCACTTTGTAGAATGCTTCTTTATTGAAATCACCTTCAATGATCTCATTGCGATAAACAATTGCACCATTAGAGGCTTGGTTAAATACATTCAAATTATCTTGCAAACGCTCTAAATAAGCAGTTTGAGCCAATTGATTATAGATGATCATGTCTGAATTAACTGTCGTAGTCATAACTACTTATCTCCAAATATTTAATGATTAGTTCGGTAGTTTTAGGAAGGCATCATTGCCATGTTCTTTGATGTAATCTGCTTTCTGAGAAACAGACATTTCACTGCGTTTCATTCCAGTAGGTGCTCCACCTTTGCCCCCACCTTGAAAACCGCCACCAGTTCCTTTACCACCTTTAAGAATTAAGTCTTTATGCTGGTATCCACCAACCAATGACTCTAAAGCTTCATCAACATTTGCAAGTTCACCCGGGCGGACACGTGAATAAATCTTTTCGCCGTTCGGATCATATGCAACCACCTTGCCTTCTTCGATTTTGAAGTGATGACCAAAGGTTGCCTGAACCATGTCCACAGGTACTGCAATGTTGTCTTGAATGTACTTAGAACGAGCAAAACCACCGCCGATAAGTTCTTTATGTAAAGAGGCTTCTAGAGCATCACGTTGCGCAACAATCGGGGCATATTTTTCCTCAACTGCTTTGATAGCTTCAGCTTTAACTTTCTCAACTTCACCGGCATCCACCAGCTTTTTATCATCGAGATTTTGGATTGTTTGTAATGCCTTTTTAGCTGCCGCTGGGTCTTCAATTCCTTCAAAAGCTTTTAATGCTTTTTCGGCTGCTTCTTTGGCTTCACGATGTGTTTTAGCTTCATTGTTTAAGCGTGCAATTGTTGCTACCGAGTGTGGTGCATCATGTGGCATTTCTTTGCCGTCATCATGAATATAGATCGGCTTATCACCGTCTACTTCCGCATAAACTTTACCGTCGATTGTTACTGTTTTAAGTTTCATTGGTCATCCAACCTATATATACAAAATGGGCATCCGCCCGGATTCGCCGTTAGCATCCGCTTTCGGCAGGCAATAAAAAAGCGCCCTTTAGGACGCTTCATTTCTATAAATGATTATTTACTTAAAGCTTGGCGTACAAATGCATCTTTTGCTTCAAGTAGCTTTCTTAATCCTGTGGATTTTTCAGGCCCGTCAGGAAGTTGCTCATCCATTTGCCGAGCTAAATCACCAATTGGCTTACTAACTTGCTGCAAATGTTCAGGTAAATGTTCATATTGGAAATATTGGATAATAGGGCTTGGCATTTTCTTCTCGCAAAAAAAGCACCCGAAGGTGCTATGGTTAAAAATTAAGTTCTATTTGATGAGTGCAATTGCTTTTAATCTTTCAAAAGTAAAACCATAAATTGCCATGGCTTGAAACCTTAATTTGAAGAAATGGCACCAGAATTCATTTTGTGCTCAGAATATATTGAGCATCTGACATATTGATTTGCTTTTCAGGCATTTGTAGTGCCTTTCGCTACGTTTCCTTTGCACTCCAAACCTTTTGTCTAGGTTCATCACCAACTAAGCGGATGCCTTGAGGACCACCTACATCAAATGTTGCCGTGATAGTCGCTGGACCCTCAAAAACACTACAATTCATTTTTACAGCGGTTAATCCAGCTAATGGAATACCTGTTTCCTCGTCACAAAGAGCAAGATGAGAAGATTTATCTGAAACTCTTTTAAGTACCAAATGTCTAACTTTTGATTCACTCATAAGCCAAACTCCATAAATGACAAAAGCGCCATTTGGGCGCTTATATAGGTGAAAATTGTGTCTTAAGTGAGTTTAGAATTACCTGTAATCGGCAATAATTACTCACAGTTAAATCCAGTTCCAACAAGGTCTTTTTTCAAATTTGAAACGAGATTTTGTTGTTCCTGCTGTTGTCCACTAAGATAATTTTTATCTAGAGTCTCTGCACCATCAATAGATTTATAAAGCTCTTTAGATTCCTCTAAATTGTCTTTTAAAAACGTGGTGAGGTTTAGTTTCGCCTGGGCAGCTCTACATAAATTATTTTTAGCTTCTAAACCTTGAGTAGCCTGTTTTACTTGACCAGTTGCAGGATCAAAAGAATATGCATTTGCCATTGCTGACTCCAAAGCTTCAGACAATCGATCATATTCTTTAAGATATTTTTGACTTGGTTCAGCTAAACAAGTGATGGAAATTAGGGTTAGACATACAAAAGCTATTGTTTTCATATTGTATAAATTCTGATGTTTTAAAAAATATAACATAAGAAAAATTACAGACCCAACTTTTTAAAAGCTTTTTCATCCAACTTTCTCAAATCATCTAAGCTATAGAAACGGCCTTCAGGATCAAAGAACTTATCAAAATCAAATTTCCCATCTTTATAGAGCTTAAAGCGCTTTGGCCCTAGCCACTCCCTTTGAAAGAAATCATCTGTTTTCTTAAAGAACTCTTTGAATGTGGTGTTTGCATCTAACTGTCCTATTAACTGGCTTCGCTCTTCTTTGGGGATGTCTTTAACTCTACGTTCGTCCATTACAAATGGCCGTTCGCCAACAAGTTGACCGTCCTTCTCGACCGGAACCAAGATACTGCGACAGTTAGGATGTAACGGCGGCACTCGCTTTGCCGGATCATTTATTTCCCACACTGAACCATCTAATGAAGCGCAAAGCTTAGAAGTTCGTCCATCTAAAACGCTAACAAATCGGACATATTCAAAGCCAATTTGGTTGAAGCTATTTAGATAGGCTTGATTAGCTACATGACTTCGCACAGTTCTTACCGTTCGCTCAATATCAGTTTTGGTACCATTTAAGATCCCATCTTCATAGTTAAGCCGTTTGGTACCACGAATACGCTGAACAATTTCTTGGTTAGTTTTGCCTGAATTAATACCATCTCGAATTGCATACTCAACCTTTTGACGGGCACTTTCAGCAATTCTTGAAAGCAGATCATCGACAAGAGCGCCACCTGCCAACGGAACTTTTTTAGCGGATAAGAATAGTTTTTCCCCATCAGGCTTATTAATTTTTGCTCCATAGAGCTTAGCTACGTAATTGGCCTCATAAACAGCCAGCGCCGTAGCAGAAACGGCAAAAGCTTCAGGTAATGCTAAATTAACACTGGCAAACCATTGGGCAATCAAATCCCTAATTTCCCTTAAATTTGAAGTTGTATATTTACCACCAGCTAAAGCAACTTTCTCCGACTCATTAAGCTCATCCAATAAATCCCGAAGCTTAGATAGCATCTTGCTCGTATCATCATTGAATAAAGCCAATAACTCATTTACCGTTTTTGATGAAGCACGATAAAGATAGGCCTGGTGCTGAGTGAGTACTTCAAATAGTTTTTTGATATCTGTTGCCATCTCACTCTACCTTTTGATTTAAAGTCCCATCTTGCTCTGCTTCAACATTCTGAAGCTCTTCTTCATATTTTTGTTTAGGGAACATACCTGTTTGGTTGTATTCCCACCATGATTTAAATGAAGATCGGCCTTGTAGAGCTGCTTCAAATAACTGTCGAGCTAACTCAGCTAAATAACCCTGTTTGTTAAATTCTTGACTGATTTCGAACATCAAATCATCTTTAGTTAGAACATCCACATTAGGCGTTACAAACTTAGCAGCCCATCGTAATGCTGCTGACAAGGCTTCATTCATATTAACGACACAGAGCGAAAGAACTGAATGCTGAACGGCGTCATCACTATTCGCTTCGGTAGCGGTCTTTTTACTTCCCGAGCCCTTCTCAATTAAACGCGCCCCCATCTCCTTCATTTTTTCCCACTTATCTTTCATCGCTTCCCGGGCAAGAGTATTAGGGTCGGCTTGTACAATTCCTAAACCACCATTTTCAGGTAAAGGCAAAAGTACTTTCGCTCCAATGTAGATGCCACGTTTCTTGGCTTGGTCATACCACTCCCAATTAACACCCTTCGCATAATATTGAGGTTGCCCCATATAAAAAACGGACTCTTGAAAGTCCGCACTGTCTCTGTAATGGGCTAAATTGAGATTAGCCAAAGGAAGTAATGGTGGCTTTTTAATCTCTTCTGAATTATCAATTGCACCTACAAATGTAAAAGGTATATAGGTCCAGAAATTCCCGTTGTAATCTGTTGGAAACTTCTTCTCTCCGCCAACCCAGTTACCCTTTTCACCCTTTGTGTACACCTGAACGGAATAAATATATTCCCCATTTCCCTCTTGCTCTAAACGAAGTACACGATATTGCTCTTGTTCGGTTTTACTAAATCCATCAGCACCGCGCTCAGACTTAAATTCACGTATAACCACTAAGCAAAGCTTTTTCTGGTTATCGATCATTACTGAATCCCAATTCACTACATCAAGGGCATTTAGTAAATGAATCATCGGATAGGCTTTTTGTGCTTTAAATTCCGCTAGATTACGAGCTGGCGGCACATCAGGATAATCTACATATAAAGCACAACGATAATGCTTCAATAAATGGCGAATTCCATTTTGAGCCAATTGATAAGTACTTAAACCAGCACCATTTGCATTACGTTCTAAATGAGCAAGTTCCGGAGGAAATTTAAAACTTGGATCGGTTGCAAAAGCTGCACCAACTAAACTATTTAATGTAGTCCCTGTTACTTCATAAAAGACTGCACGGGTAAGATAAGCCTCATAAGCGCTTTTATTTGCAGGTGATTTATCATGTGCATTTGGCATCGGCAAATATTTTTCACCTTTAGCCTTAACTGCATCTTCACCTTCACAAACATCATCAAGTTTTTGCCAGTATGGCAAGTTCTTAACATATTCAGCATGTTGAAAAGTTACATCACTCATCGAGCAAATCCCATATCAGCAAAGAAGGCTTCAAAACCTTCATGTAATTCATTAAACGCATCTGAAGCTGCATCCACTTGGTCGTCATGTGTGCCATTAGGAAAATGACGAAGCTCATCAATAAAATCCTTATTCCATTCACCTTTGAGCATTCGTACATTTCCTACGTTAACTTGGGCCGCAAATGGTTGTGCACGTGTAAGCTTGTCACCTGAAATTGGCTTAGCTATCACGCTATAACCCGCAAGAAGCTTCACAAATGAACTAGCTTGTGATTTACCAGCTTGACCGGGATCTTGTGGTAGACGCACAGAAACTTTTTTCCCATCTATTTTTGCTGTTTGTTCTAAGCGCTTATTCACATTGTCAGGTCCAAGCTGTCCTCTAGTTACATCGACAATGTAAGTAAAACCATCTGCGCCTAGAGCTTCTCGCACACCTACTGTAAAGTCGCCCTCATTTTCGGTAGCCCCAAAATCCCAAGCCCTAACTTGTTTCACTACATCCGCAGGCAAAGCATCAACAATTTGAATATTGTCGGGCTTAAAAAAACCGCCTGCTGGCGGTGATGGCATTTGTCGGTACTGCCCGGCAAATACATATGGTGCTGCTTGCTCCATTAGCCTCAATTTTTGGATATTGTGTTTTGCTGGCCACAGTGCGGATCCGTCTTCCTGAATAGCTGAAAGACATAGATGCTCCCACACTTCACCGTTACCACCAGCTACAGGAACGCCGTCTTTTCTATCACCTAGCAACCATCCAGCTAAATCATCTTCATGAAGTCGCTGCATAATCACAATGATCGGCGTATCTGGCGAGTTAGTACGCGATTCGAGTGTGTTCTGAAACCAATCAATTACCCCTTCTCGAATAGTTTTTGATGAAGCTTCATGTGCTTTATGTGGGTCATCAATAATAATGCAGCCACCAAAGCCTTTACGAAGTTTTCCTGCACCAAAACCAGTAATCGTACCGCCTGTACCTGTCGCATAGCAGACACCGCCTTGAGAAGTTCTCCAGAAGTCTTTAGCCTTACTATCATCACGCAATGTAAGCTCAGGAAAGACTTTTCTATACGCCTCTTCTTGTACAAGAGTTCGTATTTGGAAGGCATTATTTGCGGCAAGCATTGCCGAGTAACTGATATGAATAAACTCACAGTCTGGATTCTTACCAAAACACCAAGCCATGAAATTAATTACAGCAATTTCAGTTTTAGAATATCGTGGTGGAACGTTAATAATTAACCGCTTTATCTCTCCGCGATAAACTTTCATTAAAGCTTCGCAGATTTCTAAGTGGTGCCAATTTTGCATCCATTTATAACCACGGCGCTCCTTAAACATGTACCTTGTGAAGAAATATAAATCTTCTTGCGCCTCGATCCGGATGGCTTTATCCCGAGCCGCATCAGTACTCATCTAAGACTTCCCTCCGCGCTTTTAAGTAATCTTCCATTGGAACTGGAATTTCTGAATTAACTGTTTGGACTGGTCCGCCGTCTTTGCCTGTAATTTCTTGGCGATTAGTAAATTGACCACCAATGTCTTTAGCGGCTTGCTCAAGAATTTTTAAGGCTGTTTTGACGTTTCTAGTCTTCTCAAGTTGTCTTTGGTATTGCTTCAATCGGTAGTACTTATTAGCAATTGGAATATCAATTAAGCCTTTATCAAACTCATCTCTGGTTTTTTCAAATAGTTCGACATACTTTTTGCTTAAGTTCTTACCAGCAACCTTTGTAGGGTCATAAGTTGCAACTTGAACACGATCTATATCAACGCCAAACTCTTGTTTTACGAGTTCAGCCACTTCTTGAGGTGTATCACGACAAGCAAGAGACTGAACTATAAAGATTTTCACAGGCTCTTTTAGTGTCGCCATAACTTCCTCATCGTATAACTACGTATAACAAAATGGGCAAAAAAAAGAGCCATTCGGCTCAGTTGATTACGCAGTTTCCGCAGCATTTTGAAATATCAAGATTCGAAACAAACGGCGGATTTTTTGCGACTTCAATAAGTCGCTTAACATTCTTACTTGGTCCCCACCGTTTAACCACGCCAACAAATTCTTCTACATCATGACCAGCTAAGTAATGCTTAGGCAGCCCCGTACTATCGCTATAAATGATTTCGCCGTCTTCGTCCTTCATCACACCAATGTGATAAAGCTCATGTTCAAGCAAGTAACAGAACTCTGTATCGTTTGCACGCTCACAGAAAGATGCATCGACCGTTATTAAATATGTAGGTACAAAACCAAACCAGTCTCGCATCTGTTGCTCTTGTCGAGCTTTACGCCAGCCACCGACATTGAACATGACTTTTTCGCACTGGCCCAACACCATAGCTTGCTTGCTTTTATATGCAGAAGAGGCCCAAGCAAATGCTAAAAATTCTTCATTATCGTGAAGCAGCTCAGCTATGTGATCATGATCGGGGTTATAAAGAGGTCCACCAATAGTTAAGTAATTAGCAACAACCCATTTTTTTAGATCTGGTGCCGGTGTTAGTCTAATTGCTTCCTCTTCTTCAGCTTGATCAATAAAATCAGTTGGAGGAAATGGTCTGATCTGATCCATTAAATATTTGCCTCTTTAAATTTTTAAGCCATTGGCTAGCAAAATGAGCTTGGATCTGTAATGGACCAGATTCATTAATCTTAAATCTTGGTGCTGCCTCTATGCGAATTACTGTGTAACCCATCTTCTCAGCTACGTCGTAACGATCAAGACTCCAAGCTTTATTTTTAAGCCTACCCTTTCGGCCACCTGACCAAGGACCTCCAGCAATTTCAACTAAAATACGATGTTCAATTAAATGAAAATCAAATCGCCAGTGCTTGGTTGATTTAAATTGAAACTTCTTTTCGTATTTAATTTCCAGAAAATCTAAAGCTTGAGTAAAGTCTTCTTCGGCCTCTAAATACTTTTGTGTAGCCTTCGGCAATGGTCGTCTTTTAGGTTTGGTTTTTGGCTCTTTTTTTCTTGTAAGCCAAAAGTATTCTGTAGAATCCATTATTCTCACCCATAAAAAAACCACTGCAAAGGTGGTCTTTATTACTATGATTTTTAATCAAAATCTTTGTAGGCTGTAACCTCTATACTGTCTAACAAATCAAACCAATCATCTAGCAAGGAAATCAAGTCTTCCTTGCTACTTGTTACTCCAATAATCTTTTGAAGATGATTTTTATCCTTTTCATCTACTGTCTTAATATCTGTAACAAATCCAGCATCTTTAAGTTGCTGTCTCACACTATTGGTGTCGTTACAGTCTAAACAGATAATTTCAAAGTCATTTTCATTGATAAACTTCAATTTATACCCTGTCTTTCTTTCGAATGGCATATTTTCACCAATTAAATTAGTTAATGTTTATTTATTATACTAATTTACATATCAATTATCAAATATATTTTTATTTTTCAACAACTTAGTTCTCAATAGTAAATTATTTACTTTAGAGAACTTAATCATCAGATTAATAAAAGAGAAAGCCCCGCTAATAATCGATATTTAGCGGGGCCTGTTGTGCCGTAATACTCTCGGTAGGATGACTCAGATTGCTACAATGTGTGAGATTAGTTTTAGATTGAAGTTCTCACAGAGAATAGATGCTTTTTTAAAGCTCATTATTATCAGCCAATACCCATTTGTGATTTTTGTCTTAATATGAATTGACCTAGTAATGGGACTGCAAATGAATACTTGCCATATCTATTTTTGTAAATTAAACCAGAATTAATTAATGTTGATAACATTTGATTAATATGACTTGCACTAAATGGTTTCGCATCCTCTAACTCTTTTGATTTTTCTAAAATTTCTTGCACTGAAAACTCAGTATCACAATTGTCTAATAATGCTACTACGAATAATAAATCTCTCTGTCGATCAGTAGCTCTAGCCCATCTCCCAGCAAAGAAATCTGTATCTAGTTTCATAATAATTTCTTGCTGAGGAACCCTTGTAGGTTTGGAGTTCTCATATTGATTTATAAATAAATCATATACCTCACGACAAATAAACTGAACAAAATAAGGGTATCCACCTGAAATTCTACAAATAATATCGATAGATTCAGTTGAAAGCATCATTGGATGCCCTTCAAGAGGTTTTGTAATTGCTACTTTGACATCCTGTTCGTTCAGTTTATCCAAAAAAATAACTCTGAACATACGTTCAGCATAAGTCCTAGCCTCAACTAGGGTTGGGAATAATGTTGGCAATCCTGTTAAAGCCAACATAAATGGAATACCTTTGCGTTGAATAGACTGGAAAGTATCTAATAATAAAGATAATGGATACTGTTCCTTACTAGCATGGTCTGATAAATTTTGAGCTTCATCATAAGCAAAGATAATACCTTTTTTACTAATTCCAGAGCTTTGCATTACGTTCCATGCAGTTTCTAAAGCTGCTTTTAATTTATCCGTAGGCAAGCCTGGTGTGTTTTTGTAAATTCCAACCAATACTTCGAAATTTAGAGTTTTGAATTCTTGTGTTTTTTGTTCTTGTACAAATCCTATTGAATGCGATGTTTCAATACCTATTGGAATAGAAGAGGTAATAAGCGAAAGATCCGTTAACAATCTTATAGCTATATTTTCTTCGCTAATACTGGCTGTTTCAGACAAATCTGTACCTACCCATAACCATCCAGCTCCCTGTGCTAATGGCTTAAAAGTTTCAGATAAGACTGTCTTACCAACGCCTCGTAACCCAGTTAGAACTAGGTTTTGCATTATTGTAGTTTGGCTTAATAACTTCAAAAACTCATCTTTTTCAGCTTCACGACCAGCAAGATATGGGGGCATATGCCCTGCTCCTGGTCTAAAAGGATTTGAAAGATTCATAGTAGAGCCTATTACATTTATATATAGGACTAAATTTATACCATTTTATTAAACCAAATAAAATATTAAAAAATTTCCTATTACATTTTTTTTACTTTAACTGTGATTTTTTTTAATAAAGGAAATCTTAGTTATGTATTTCATTTTGGTTGAAAGTTAGATTGCACACACTCAAACATCTTTATTTAATAAGTATTTAAGATAAATTTTGGCCAACAAAAAGCTCGCTAAATGCGAGCTCTTAAATTCATTCTGGCGATTACTTTACTTTTCGCCCATTCTAGAAATCCTTATACTCAAGTGTATACCCAACTGTCAAGCATAAGTTTCTTGAGTATCAGGAAGTTCAAAACGAAATGAACGTGAAATACGCGATCTAATTTCATTTTCCCATTCTGCAACGATTGATTCTCCAAACAGCTCAAACTTCTGATAACTCTTTATATAAGCTGTTTTGGTTGCATCAATGCCAGCAATATTCATTTTCTCTTTCAAAGTATATGGTCGTTTTCCAGTTCCATTACACTTCCCACAAAACATGGCCCCATTTGGAAAGCCATTTAAACCAAATGTCTCAATTTTACCCAACCCTTGGCATGCTCCACACATAGCCTTAACAAAAACATGTCCACGCAAAACAATCTCAGCCATACCTTTTGCCAGATTAGTAAGATCACCTTGAGAATTAGTAGGGGTAAATTTTTTCTTTACCATTTCATCATGAATCTTTACCGCTAATTTATTTCTCGCACGGAAAAAATTACCGGATTTAATCTCACCACGAACAAACTCAACCTTACCCGGAATATCTTCAATACGGCGTTCGGTTTGAAAATTAAAGTCATACTTACTGTAAAAAGTTTCAGTCTGTTTTTGTGCTGGGGTAATTATTGCGATTCGCTCAAAATCAACCTTTTCAATCAAGACAGTGGCCCAAAGCTTTGCAGCTGGCGATAACAGCGCTAATTCACCTAAAACTACATCTTTCGAAATTTTCTTTCCTTCAGCTTTGCCTTGAGCAATAGCAAGGCGAAGTAACTCAATAAAATCAAACTTTTCAACCAACATAATCGCCTTCCTATTTACCCTTAATTAATAATTCAATTTGCTTTAATGCCATACCGGACTTAACTTGCTCTGTGCTGAACCGTAAAACTGTAAAACCCATCATTGCTGCGGAGTTGTATTTCTCCATATCCCCTATATAGCCCTTACCTCTTGTATGGCGACCTCCGCTCCAGATCCCGCCTTCCACCTCTATCAAAATCTTTGTACCCGTTATTAAAAAATCTGCTCTCCATTTACGTTCAGGGTGGAACTTATATTCCTGTTCAAAACTAATCTTGCATGCTCTTAAATGCGTTGCCAGAACCATTTCACCCACACTTGGTTGTCTGGCAACTTGCTTTGCTGAGCGCCGCTTTTTATTTTTATTTATCGGAAATAACTTGCGGTATTCAGCAATGCTGACTGACGACATCAAGCACCACCTTTCAGAAAATGTTCCAACTCATTAGCAAAGCGGTTATAAACTCGTGCTTTATCCTGATCACCAAAAAGGCTGGATGAATGAGCATCTTGTTTATACTTCTGAGCCAGTTTTTCAATTGACTCCCTTAATTCAACCAGAGTGCTTTGCTTTTTGCCGCTGAGTGGTTCAATTGAGCGCGATACGTGGTCAGCCATTTCTTTTTCCATATGATCGAAGTAACTTTGACGTGCTAAATCTCTCGACTTGATTAGCTCTGGTGAAATAAGCTTTTCCATTTCACGTCGTTGCGCTTCAATCCATCTACTGTCCATTTTTTGCGCCCTCCGCATTAAACTTCTTCGCTTGGTCAAGTGCCTTCTCTAATTGAAGTAGCTCGTTGTAATCAGTATTAGATAGCCCACTCCGGTTATATCGGCCTCGTAATTTTTCGTAGCGAGCCTTTGCTGCGTCTATATCAAAAGTTTCTAATGGTTTATTCATGACTGGCCCTCTTTATAACTCTCAAAGAAAAACTTCACAGGCTCAGATTTGATTTCAATCAGCCCAAAACGTAGTAAATGACGAGCATGTGTGCTATCTCGTAACAACTGAACATCACGATAATGTGTGAGCATCCTCCGCCACCCTTCCAAGGGCATAGACGACTTGTTTGTATTGCAAGGAACACATGCAGGGTTCATGTTTTCTAAAGTGTCGTTTTGCGGTCTAGTCATTTCACCCGTAATTAACTTTCCACCGCCAACATGAATTAAATCTCGTTTAACAGCTTCGATATGATCTGCATGCCACTTTTCACCCAGTAATTCCCCGCAGTAAGCGCAATGTCCACCAAACTTTTGTTTTAGCTCAGCACGTTGCTGTTTAGTTAGTTTCATTGGTGAATTCCTTTCTTAATATGTTCTTTACGCGCCAACCACCACAAAACCACCGCACCGCTAATAGCTGCTGTAAAAAATGAAATTAATAAGCCCCACGCTAAAATCTCGAATTTATTCAAGCCGCCTCTCCTTTACCTTTTTGTTGAAATCCAACCTGAATGAGGTATGGCATCAATTTTTGTTGTTGCTCTGGATCTGCAAGTTTCACTGCGACACGTGCAGCAAGTTGTTCATAGCTCTCGTTACCTTCAGCGTATTTGCTTGCAAACTCAGGATGTACAGAAAGTTTTTGAGCAAATGAGTAAATCTGTTTTGAACTAAGAGTATTTGATTCTCCCTGCGGGACTCGGACCTGCGTTCCAGAATTTGTTTTTTTAGATTGTTCACGTGCTTGGTATTTTCCACATGCGTTGATTAACCAATCTGCAAAGTGGTAATTCATGAGTTCATCGCAAAGATTCTTCTCGGCGTTGTAGAGTTCAAATGCTCGTAACTCTCGATCGAACCAAGTCGCGTTTTTGATCTGCTCGTAAGTTTCCTGATCAGTTGCCAAAAGAATTTCTTCACCAAGTTTTTTCAAACTCAACCATGTTTTTTTATTTTTAGATTCTTCTGATAGATTCTTTGAAAGATTCCGTGTCCCAACGTTGGGACTGTTTAACGGAATTGTTGGGACTCTTTCATGGTAATAATTAATTGTAGGAAGGATAGTATTAACGGGGTCTTTTTGAGACCACCAATCCCATTCCTCTTGAGGCGGCATTGCAAAATAGACATCCAGTTCAGTTGCAATTAATTCGCCGTCATCCGGCCCGCCAATTGCCTCAACATAAAAAATCAATTTTTCCCTACCTTGAGCGCTTGCTCTAACTTCTTGCCAATCTCAAACATTGACCAGCTCTTTTGAAGGTCTGATGCAATAGACATAACATTTGCAATGATTAGACCTTGTTGATCCACCCGCTTTTGCAGCTCTGCCTTATCCTTTGCCAACTGAGCTTTAAAACCACACTCACGTTCATACGCTTCTGCAAACGTATCAACATCTTCATAAGCCTGTTTAAGTTTACCTTCCAGCTCCTCCACTTTCGCTTGCTGTGACTGCCATGCATTGGCCCATGCTTCCCATTTTTCGTTAAATGACTCCAAGCACATTGCATCAACTCTTCTTGAACCATTTGAAACATATCTTCCAAATTCCCCAAGAGTCACATCAAAGTCGACATCTGCTCTAAATAGCCCTATCCAGTACCTTTGCTTTTCAAACTCTTCTCTACACTTATCCATTTTTGACCTCGCAATTCGGCGAAATGTGGTTTTCTGGTTTGTCTAGGGTTTCTAATTCCCTTGAATTCGAGGGTTTATCAATGCGGTGGCCTGCTTCAATGTCATCTTCT